GTCCAATTGAGCAAGCTTTGTAGCTTGTGTAATATATTTAATAGTATCTAAATCAAAATCTTCATCTATTTCGTCAATTTTAGATTGAAGATTAAAAAAATTTACTATATAAAAAACCGCAGCATTTAAATCTTTGATATCTTCAACTTTTTGGACTAATTCAAATATATCAAAAGTTCCGCAACTATCGCTGTAACATTTAAATAATTGAGTATTCTCATAATAATAAAGTTTATGACTATCTCCTCCATGGCAAATAGTTTTAGCAATAATATAATTATTGAACATTTGAGGTTCTGCATCAAAAAAATCTAATAAATTATAAACATCATCTAGTTCAATTTGTTCTTTAACAATTTCTTTATCGTAAGATATGATTCATCCCCTCCTGTTCTTCTATTATCATATATCTGTATTGATTTTCAAATTTAATAATATCTTGATATATTTTATCTTTTTTTAATTTTTCTTGTGTTAATAAAAATTGTATTTCTTCTAATTTTGACTCTAAATTAAAAATTTCATTAGAATATAATCTTAATAAATTTTTATTTTTTTCATAAGACATAGCTAAAATTAATTCTTCTTCTGTTTTACACCGTCTTGTATCAATCATTATTGATTCATCCCTTAAACTCTCATATGAATATTAGTATTTGTAATAGGAATTAATTCATAACTATAATCAGTACAAAATATTCCTTCAAATCTGCAAGTCGCTTTATTAGCAATCATCCAGAGATAACATTTATTATAAGAACCTCTACGATTTTTATAAATAGATAATTTTACATTTGGCATTGCCATATTATTATTGCTGATTAGCCCTTGAAGTTTTTCTTTGTCATCATCTGTTACATCTAAGAGAAGCATTCCCGTATCAACTTTATCTGCAATGCTTTTTGCTCCACGTAATAAATTTTGATCTGGAATTTCCGCAGATTTTCAATCTTGATTCAATTGAGTTGAAGATAAAATAAAAATATTATATTCTGTTGCAATTTCTTTTAATTTAACGCTTAATAAAAACAAAATATTATCTTCTCTTAATCTTACTCCGCCAGATCTTTTAGTAATTTCTTCAAGAATTTTCATTGAAGTATGAATATAATCTAAAAAAACATATTGAACACTATACATTCTAATATTTCTTTTAATAGCATTTTCAATATCTTTTAAGTTAAAATCTGGAATTACTTCTACATACAAAGGAGAGCTTTTAATAATTTCAATTGCAACTTTTACTCTTTCTTTTTCTTCAAAACTTAATATATTATTAAGAATATTTTCCTCATTAATATCTGCTAAAAAAGCTACCATCATTGTTTGTAATTCATCTAATTCAAGCTCTGTACTAATGAAAAAAGAAGGAAAAGCTAAACCATTATCAACCCACTCTCCATCTTTCCAAATTTTTGCACATCCACAATTACAAAAATCTGCAACCATTGTACGAGTTTTTCCAACACCGGTTGCCGCGGATCGTAAATAAAATTTTCCTAACCTCATTCCTCGGGTCATTGTATTAATCAAATTCCCATACATAGGTTGACCAACATCTGGAGTTTCTTCAAGAGATGCAAATAATTCGTCAATTCCAGCAGAAGCTGAAATACTTTCATCTGTTGTTTGATCCACATATTCCGCGCGAATTTTTAACATTAAAGTATCAATTTTGTCTGCAATTTCTGTTAGACTTAAACTATCAAAATATTTATTTTGCTTTTCTCTCTTGGAGATATCTAATTCATCCGGATCATACAAATTAGATACGTCTAATCCAGCTTCATAATAAGCTTGCATTAGAGTCAATTTTTTTATGCGATTATAATAATAATCAAAATTTTGAAAATCTGCATTTGCCATACAAGATTTTACAAATCTAGGACCATCTCCTGCTTTATATTCTGCATAACTTTGAGGTTTATCTTTTAAATAATCTTCTAGAGTTTGCGGAGTTATATATTCGGTACCTAAAACAGATAAATTCGTTAAAGCTGAAAAAAGAGTTCTATGGAATCCTTTAGGGAAATCTGTATCAGATAATTGATATCTTGAGTCATTTAAAATATCAAGATTATTAATAATACAACCAAGAATTTGAACAATAGCAGGAGTATCTATGTATTTAAGTTTATTCAAAAGCTCCTCCTAATTAAGTTCATAAAATTTAATATGTCGAGGTTTTCTAATAGGAGTGGCTTTGCCAATTACTTCTATCGAATCCTGTCCAACAAAGTCTTTAATATTTTTATTTTTATTAATTTGTGAATTTTCATATTGTTCTTTCATATATTTTAAATAATCTGAATATACATAAGGAACGATACCAATTCCACCATTTGCTTGTGTAGTTGAAGATTTTTTTACATCATACCAATATATTAAAGTTTTATATATACTGTCTACACTCATACCTTCTTTAGTTGTAAATAATTTAATTTGAGAATCAATTTTGCTGTATGAATATTCAATTCCTAATATATGTCGCATATATTCATGAATTTGCTCTATGATATTCACACATTTTTTATGAGCATATCTGCGGCCAAGCTGAATAAATTCTGTATCTTCTCTTTGAAAGGATTGACCGCAATAAGGGCATTTAACAGGTGGTAGTTTTGCCATTAAGTCTCCTTTCATAGATATTTTTATCAATTAATTATAACATAAATTTTTATTTTTGTCAAATAAAAAAGCCATTCTCAAAAAGAGAATGGCTTATAACATACATTAATTAAAAATTAAAAGTTATATGAATAAATACTCCATCAATATCTTGGTAATAAGCAACTACATATAAACTTTGTTGTTTTAAATCGGCTGTATTAGCATTAAGATATCAGTGATCAAACTCTAAATTATGATCTTGAAGAAAGGTTTTAATTTCTTCTAAAGTTTTACAATTCTTAATTTGAGCTAATTCTTTTCCGATATTCATTCTATAGCCCATTACCGACTGCTTCAGTTAAATCATCAACAATAAGAACAAGCTGTTCAACTTGATCTCGGGACATTTCTGAAACTTTCTTTCCCTTACCTAGATATTTATCAGTAATGGCGACAATGCGAGGTGCCCAGGTAGTTCCAAATGCTCCGCCAGTTGCTTCTTGAATCTTTCCTACAAGAGTATTAAATTGATTCATTAAATCGTCAAAATCAAGTTCAGGCTCTGCTACATGAGCTTGAGTAGGTGCATCGGTCACATATTGTCCATTGAAATCTTGTGCTTGACGATCAATTGCATTACCAATAGCATTAACAAGATTGTCATAACTAAAATCAATACTATCAGGAGTATATTTAAATCGAGAACCTGCGACAAAACGAGGAGTACCGCGCATAAATAGAGTAGTATGAACAGTACCATCTTCCTCTTGGAAGGGGTGTGCGTAACCAATAATATCGCTCATACGATCAACTACAAGACGAGGTTGATTAGCAAGAGTAGGTACAATTTGTTGATATTCATCCCCATTTTCATCTTTAAAAGTTTTATCTTGTGCATGAGAAATCATTACAAGACCGTATCCCATTTGTGGAATCTTGCGAAGTGCTTCATCAAACTCTTTCTTTGCAAGAGAATACCCTTTACCATATGCAAGATCGCCAACAGTTGAAACACCATTTTGATTACAGACATACTTTTCACAAAGATCATATGCAATATCAACAGTATCAACAATAATATTTTTAAATTGTTGATGCGCTTGCTCAGAATCAAGTTGTTTTAGAATTTGTTTAAATTCAGACCATTTATTAACAGGCTGAGCCATAACTCCAGGAATAGCTAAATAGCCCGTTTCAAAAGCACATAGAAGAGCTTGCGGAAACTGTGCTGCGGTAGTAGTCTTTCCAGTTTTTGGCTGTCCATATAGTAGGACCGTATAACCACAAAGGTCGCGACTGACCTCATGCGGTTTAATTGCAAAAATATCAATCGCCATTTACTACCTCCTAAAACTTAAAGTTAGAAACTGCAGTTGGAGAAGCAGAAACAGTTGAACCATTAAATGGTAGATCTGCATCTGTAGCTGCAGGAAAACCAGATTTACCAACTGTAGAATTATTGCGAGCTTCTTGACGAGCTTTTGCTTCAGCTTTCTGCTGCTCACGATTTTCTAGACCTTGCTTAAACTCTGCTAGAGTCATTGTAGATTCATCATTAAATTCATAAGGTTCAGGTGCACAACCTTCCATTTCCCACATACGGAGAGTATGAGTTGTATATTCGACTTGTGGGGCACCCCAAGCTGTTTCTACCTGATGCTCTACTTTTTGAGTTGTTGAAACAATTTTACCCCAAACATAAACATAATGAGGATTATTTATTGAAATATCAAGATTTTCAAAATATTTAATTCCAGCTTCATTGGTGAGAGTATAAGTAACAGGAATAAAATCATTGCGGAAATTGAAAACATACCCAATAATATTCATATAATCTTTTCCGTTTTCAACTTCTACCAGATTTGTCCCAGTAATGAGCATATCGGTTTCAAAATTGTTACGCTTATCACGGAATCCGTCATTTGCATAATGAGTAAATCCGCCACGAACTTGTTTGGACTCAATCATATTACCATCACGGCCCATAAAGTCATTAACTTCTACATCACCTTGAATACGAAGTTTAGTGGCTTTGTCTTTGCCATCTTTCTCCCAAGTTGGAGCTCCATCAAGAAGAGACTTTAGAATAGTATAAGTTTCATTTTCTTTTCCACTCTTCCAAGTAGGAGTTACATAAGTATAACGAACACTAACGATATTAATACCATCTTCATCAGTAGCAATATTTACAGTTCCATTAATATAATCTTGACCAGGATTTTTACTATTAGGTCCTGCTACATTAGCAAAGAGACTAAAATTATAAACATATCCTTCTACGTATACAACATTTTTATTTGCTCGCATAAATTTTCTCTCTTTCTTTTAAATGTCTCTTTTTATTACATTTTTATTATATAATATTTTTTATTGTTCGTCAACTATTTTTTCAGGTTCTTGTTCCTCTTCAAAATTAATTTCTAGTTGTTCTCCGATAGAAGAATCAGTTTCATTATTTTCCTTTTCTTTTTCTACTTCTTTTTCTTCTTCTTCTGGAAAGTCTCCTGTAATCCATTCTGACATAGGAAGTGTGTGTATCCAATTTACAAAATCTGTATTCCAATGGGGGAGTCGATGATTTTTTCTTTGATTATACATAGTTCGTAAAACTTGATAATTTAAACTTACCATACGAGTTTGCATATAACCTTCTGGTAATAGCGCCTTTATCATAGCAAAAAATTGATCTTTATATTCATCTTCTACATCTTTATAAGCTGAAATAAGACTATTAATATCAGAAATTAAATGATTAAGAATAACATCCGCAGAAGGATTGGCCCCCCAAGGAAAATCAATTTCTTCTGGAGAAATCCCGTCCTTTAGAAGACGATGCATAGTTGATTGACTATTTGCGACAGTACCAACTTTATAAGTGTCAAATTCAGCCCACCAGAATCGTGGTGCTGTAATATGTGCCCATACACTAATTTGACGAAGAAATTTTGCATGCTCTGGGCTACCAGCCTGACAAAGTCGTTTAGCTAAATCATAATCATTATTGCCAATATGAAAGACATGATCTTCGTCATATCCACTGTCAGCTTTATCATATGACTTTAGAGGATGTCGCATTCCAGCAATGGCGGAAGCAACACCTGCAATTTCAGTTGTCTGAAAATGTACCACTTTTAATTAACCCCCTTATTAATATTATATCCAACAATATTTGAATTATATAGTTCGATAAAATATTTTTCTTTTTCATTTAATTGACTAGAATCACATTCCAAGAGAAGCTCAAAAGAAAAAGCATCTAAACCATATTCTAACATTGCATTATATAATTGACTTCCTTGAGGAGTATCAATTCCAATTCCACAACGACAATGCTCATATCATCTTTTTTTACAATCTCTTGCTTGACCAATGTAACATTCACCAGTTTGTTGATTTGTGATTTTGTAAATGCCACAAATATCAGCTTTTCCTAAAATTTGCGGGAATTTTTTCTTTGCGATCGGCTGATAATAAGCTTGTCAAATTGCCATTAAAATTGCTCGAGGTTTTGTAATTTTTTTTATCACTCCCCGCAATATAGTTATATCATTAGCTTCTTCTATTGGAAGTATAAGACAATAATCATCTTTATTTTCTTGAATTTCTTTTTCTTTTCGCGCAGCTGTAATTGCGGCCGCACGAGTTTCTTGTAATGATTTTAATTCATTTTCTTGTTCTTTAATTAAATTTTCATTTTGTTGTAAAATTGAATGTAAATCTATATAACGAGCTTTATATTCTTGCTTTAATTCATTATAGCGTTTTTCATAAATAGCTTCTGCTTTTTCATTAGCCAATTTTTCTGATTGGTCAATAAAATCTTGAATTTCTTTTTTCTGTTCTTTTTTTAAATCGAGTTCATTATCTAATAAAATTTTTTCTTGCTTTTTAACACAATAATTATGACTTAATAAATTAAAATCATTATCTAAACTATTATTTCGTTCTTCTAATTCTGATTTTTTATTTTCAAGATATAAAATATCATCTTCAAGTTCTCTTCGTCGATCTAATATTTTATCATTAATATCTTCTATTGGTTTAACTGTGCGGCAACCTAATTTATAACAGAATCAAGCAAGAATTATATCGCTAATAAAAATACTAATAGGTATTATAATATTTCAATCCATAATAAAATAGCGGAGATAAGATTTAATCTCCTACCTCCGCTCTCCTTTTATCTCTGATAAATTAAATTTTAACTTACTCTTTCTCGGCATCAGGATCCGCAGCAGCGCCCTCAGCTGTTAGACGAATTAGTTTATCTTTCTCGCCCTCAACAACCTCACGTACAACTAGTCCCTTGCGCTGAAGACCATTTAGAACACCTGTAATAGAACGACCTTCAATACCGAGTGCAGCAGCAATATCCTTAGAAGTAAAATCACCATCATTACCCTGTAGGAAAGTTAGAACTGCTTGAGCTTTTTCAGAAAACATTGGTTGAGCCATAATAAAACTCCTTTTCTATCCTTGGGATTTTTTCCCTTTTTTATTTTACCTTTAATATTATACTTTATATTTTAAAAAAAGTCAAGAACTTTTTTTAATAATCTGTTAAAATTGCTACACCAACACTTGGAATATATTTTATCTCAAAAATATCCTCTAAAAAACAATATTTGTATAAATAATGAAATTTATTTAGAGCTTGTTGTTTATTTTTAGCTCAACAAATAGCTACATCATCTGAAAATTGATGATTGACCATTTGATTTGGTTTAGCATAACAATATAATTTATCTTTATTTTTCTTAGACATTATTTAAAAACATCTTCCCACAAACAATCTTCAGGATTTTTATCATCCCGCATCCTAACAAATACCGAATGTCGCAATGCTCCATCTTTAGTAGTAGACATTGCTTCGCATTCTACAACATGGCCAATATAATTATCAGGATTTTCAGCCATATCTTGACGTAATGCATCTGTAAAGCCAGACGCTACACGGCCAACTTCTATAAGTTCTCCATTTTTATAAAGTCCTAAAGTCATAGCCGTTTTCCAACCATTGTACCAAGGTTTGGTAACAGGTTGATAAATATTAGGATTTTGTTTATAATCATTATAATAATATCCATAAAGAGGATACCATTTAAGATCTTCATTTAAATTTTGTTTGTCTCGTTTAATCCAATATTGCCAAGTTTTAATTTCTTTACCAGTATAGGCACAAATAGGATCTTCTAGTCCGATACAAATAAGATCAATATTATCCATATGTTGCTTCATTTTAAAATAGGTTTGAGTTGGGCGCTTACCGGGTTCATAAATTGCGTCTACTCTTTTAAAAACCATACCTTCTCCGCCTTTAGAAAAGATATTATAAAGAACTTGTTCAAAATTTTCTTTATATATATTAGCTAATTGAACATAAACATTAACGTCTTGTTTAAAAAACCATTGTTGGAAACATTCAAATCGATATAAAAAACCTTTATTAGTAAGATCTTCTCCATTATATCTAATACAATCAAAAATATAATAATGAATAAATCCGCCGTATCCGTTACCTTTTTGACGAGCAATAGCATTAGATGGAGTACATCCCATAATTTTTGTTACATCGTTACTTTTACCGCCTGGTACATAAATCTCACCAAGGACAATTGTATCGTCTGGAAGCGATTTTGCCCACTCAACAATATGTGGCACATTAGAACTTTTTTCTACAAGCTCACCAGTCTTTTTAGAAATCGTCCTTGCAAAAAGATATATATGCTCATTGTCAATTTTCTCTAACATATAAAGAGCACCATCTTTTTTTTCTTGAGCAACCCATTGCCCAGTAGTATTAAAAGCTTTATCTACAAGACTTTGAGTAGGAGAACCATTATATTTCATTAAAGGAATCTGATAAGATCCTGGATAAATTGTACTCAAAATAAACTCCTTTCTTTTATATATATTATATAATAAAAAAAGGGACTTGTAAAGTCCCTTTTTTAGAAAGAGAGTCTACTTCCTTTTCCGGCTCTATGTTGTACCGGTAATTGCTTTGACATAATTCCAACATTAACTTGAATAATAGTAGCTCCCTCATTAAGAGAAATACCCTTAACACCTTTTGCAGTTTTTCCGACAGGATTAATTTCATCAAGTTTAAATTGAATCCCCATTTGATCTGAAGTAATTAATGTCATATAGTCTCCATTTGTTTCTCCGAACCAAATAAAGGAGTCATTTTCATTAAGCCCTGCACATTTCATACCACGCTTATTTTGAATACTTCCAATAAAGATAGTTTTATCAGATTTCTTTACTAAACCTTTTTCAGTCACACCTGTAATATAAGGATGTTTTTGATCAATATTCATATTGGTTATATAAAGAATTTTCTCATTTGGCTCAAGATTAAGAACGGCTCCAAGAGCAGTTCCTTTATCGGTTGCTGCGCACTGTTTAATTTCATTCACCTTTAAACGATACATTTTTCCAAGAGAAGAAAATAAAAGAATAATATCATCAGTACGAGCTTTAATTTTTTCTACGTTACTTTTATTCTCTCTGTAAGATTTTACAGGAATACTTTTAATATATCCTTGTGCAGTTCTAGTAATTATTACATCTTCAATAATAAGTTCTTTTGCCTTTTTTGCTGTGGATACTTTAGGAATATCTTTTTGAATAACAGATGTGCGGCGTTCATCGCCAAATTTTTTAACTAAATCCCGCAAACGTTCTGCAAGAATTTTAGTTTGTTTTTCATAAGATTCAACTATTTCTTGACAAGTTAAAGCTAATTGTTTCTTCTCTTGGAGTTCATTTGCAATTGCAATTTGATCCATACTGGTAAGACGACTAAGAGTCATAGCAAGAATTGCATCTGCTTGTTCTCTGCTTAAATGATATTTCTCGCAAAGATTAACCGCAGCGATTGCTTTAGTTTCACTCTTTTTAATAAGATTAATTACATTATCAATATTCTCTAATGCAATTGAAAGACCTTCAAGAATATGAATGCGTTTCCGAGCAGCTTCAAGATCATATTTATACTCACGTTTAATACAACCAGTATTATGCTCAATATAAGTATCTGCATATTTCTTCAATGTAATCATAATTGGAGTTTTGCTAATAATTCCATTTTGATTAGCATTAAATTGTTTACGTAAATTAGTAGCCGCAAATAATTGAGCTACAACATTAAGAGGTTCAATTCCGGGCGCGCACGTAACTATAAGAGAAATGCGCTTTTTATCAGATTTATTATATACATCTGCAATACCAGTGACTTTTTCTTCTTCAATTGCTTTTTTAATTTCATCAATTACTGGCTCAATAAAGACTTGATAAGGTAATTCATAAAAATCAATTTCATTTTCATTAATTTTAAATTTACTTTCAATTATAACTTTACCTCGACCCGTCTTATTAATTGCGGCAAGTTCATTTTTATTAACAATTGTTCCACCAGTGGGAAAGTCAGGATAAAAATTATCTTCATCTAGTTCTCCTGTTTCAATATAACGAAGGAGAAGTTCTGCGGACTCACTGAAGGAGTGCGGGAGCCATACATTCGATAGAGAGACTCCGATTCCTTGGGCTCCATTAACAAGGAGTCTTGGGAAGACCGCTGGAAGTACTCGCGGCCACTCATCGTCTTCACTAAAATTAGCTTGCATTGGAACCACTCTTTTATCAATTCCAGACAACATTCCACATTCGACAATTGGGCTGAGTCGAGCTTCCGTATATCGATCTGCTGCAATGGCATCTCCTCCGAGGATGATGTTGCCATTCGATCCATGAAAATCTACCTCCGGTATATTGTTTGTAAAGGGCTGAGACATACGAGCAAAAGTCTCATAGATTGCAGTAGTTCCGTGCGGCCACCACAATGCAGCGACTCCGCCAGAAATCTTTGCAGACTTTACGTGGGGCTTCTTACTAGTATATTTTTTAGTGTACATTTCCCAAAGACAAGCTCGCTGTCCAGGCTTTAAACCATCGCGAATATCTGGGAATGCACGATTGGTATTAGTATCATAACTACTATCAATAAAGTTCTGCTGAACTTCATCAATAATATCAATTTCATTAATCAACTCGGGCCTCCTCAAGATGTTGTGCGAGGAACTGAACACGTGGTTCTACTCGCTTGCCGTATAGGTCTTGGAACATTTTATCAGTCTTACCATAATCCTCAACTGTAAGTTGAAGTACATTGCGAGTCTCAGGATCAAGTAGGCAATAACTAAGCTCATCACTATCCTGCTCACCAAGGCCCTTTAAACGGCCAATAGATTGAACCTGCTTTCCATGTTCTTTTTGATAAGCCGCAAGAGCTTCTGCATCTCGCAAATAAACATATTCATTCTTCTTAGTAGTTACACGAAATAGTGGTGGAACTGCAGAATATACATGGCCATTAGTAATTAGCTCTGGACACATATACCAAAGAATATTAAATAAAAGATTTTCAATTGCGAATCCGTCAAAGTCTGCATCGGCCGCAGCAATAATCTTGCCATAGCGAAGCTTCTTTTCATCATATGTAAGTTTACAAGTTTTTTCATCTACGTCAAGTCCTAGAGCTTGAACAAGATTGTTAATTTCTTGGTTTTTATAGATGTTTACAGATGCAGTCTTGAGGACAGAAAGCATCTTACCGCGCACTCCATAAATAGCTTGAGTTTCACTATCTCGTCCTGCTACTAAACCTGCAGCCGCGGATTTACCCTCACATACAAAGAGTTCACATTTACTGCGATTTTTACTCCAACAGTCTGTAAGAGTAGTAGGAAGTTGAATCGCTTTAGCCTTTGTAGGAGTCGTAGCTTTAGCTTTTACACGCTCTCGAGCTTTCTTTGCAGCTTCTGCAGCTTTACGAGCAACTAAAGCTTTTTCAATAATATTTTTACCATCTTCAATATTATTATCTAGCCAAATCTCTAATTGTTCTCCAAGAATTGAAGAAATAAAAGTTGTATCAATTTTAGTAATTGTAGTTTTTACTTGCGCGTCATATGCAACGCCTTCTGCGGTAATGTTAGCTACAAGTACCATGCCCTCTTGAAGAGAAGCGCCATCTAAGTTCTTATCAGAAGGTTTTAGAATACCTTGCTCTTTAGCCCATTTATTTAAAATACGGGTAATAGTAGATTTAATTGAAGTAATGTGCGGACCTGCTGATGTGAGTCCGCAATTGACATAAGGTACAATACTAGAGCTACCGCGAGTAGTATAACTCATTGCTAAAGAAATTGATTGTTTATCTTTCTTCTCTTGGATGATTAGAGGATTATTAATAATTTCAATCTCTTTTCCAAGATGCTTTTTAAGTAGATCTTGAATACCATTTTTATGTACAATTTCTTCATTATTAAAGATAATTGTAAGACCAGGACATAAACAGGTAATATCTTCACAGAAATCTTTAAGTTTAGTTTTATTAACCATAGTTTTAGTAAAGAAATGCTCACTAGGCACAAAAGCTACAGCAGTACCTTGATGCCCTAATAGGTGTTTACCTACAGTTCTTTCAGCAAAAATACCTGCCTTAAAAAGAATCTGCTCGGCATCTCCATTAGCATTTTCAGTTGTAACAAGAAGATGATTACTAAGAAAGTTAGTAGCTTTTGATCCAATGCCATTTAAGCCAATCGCAGTACCTTCATATACTCCATCATCTTTGTATTTACCAGATGTATTGATAACATCGAAAGATGCCTGAAGAACAGTTTCGCCATCTTCTCTTAAAATGTTAATTGGGAATCCTTGACCCCAATCTTCAATACATACTTGTGTATTATCACTAATAGTAACTTGAATTTTATTACCATGACCAATATTATATTCGTCAATGGCATTGCCAAGAATCTCAATAGCAAGATGTGTGGGATCAGATGTATCTCCAATGTACATACCTGGTCGCAATTGAACATGTTCTCGTGCAGATAGAGATTCAATACTATCTTCTTTATAAAGGTTATCCATTAACCCTCCTTTCATTTTCTATATAATTTTAACATAAATAAAAAATCCCGTCAAGATTTTAAAATTCAATCTTAACGGGATTAATATTATTTTAAGAATACATATTTCGACGTTTATCTATTTTTTTCCTGAATTCTCTTCTACTTTTAAGAGTAGTTTCAATAAAAGGATAATAAGACTCTTTTAGAATTTTATATGTTTCAAGTGCACTATTATATTGCTGCCAAGCTATAACAACTTGTCGTTCAAGCTTAATCATATGAGGATCATCTGGATCACAAGAGTCTAAAAGAACATTATAAGCATGTTCAATTCCTCGAGCTCGCTCCTTCATTCGCATAGCCTTTTCATGATATGCTTTAATATCACACTTCATTTCAGCAAAATAACAACCATCATAAGCATTTGCAATATCATTATCATCTTCATGAATTTTTACAGAACTGGTATAAGTTCCATATTTAGTTTGTTTTGTGACAGTAGAAATTCCATTTGACATGTCTGCTGTAAGAATATAACCTTTCATTTTATCTCCTATTCATAATCTCTTAAATTTACAACATCAGTATAAAGAATTGTATATTTATTTGTTAATACTTTAGTATCGTGAAAATGACCACCTATATATTGTTTAAAAGCATAATTATTTTCATATAATTCTGCCATTGTATCTAACCATTCTTCAGTTTGTTTATCTACATTTCCTTGGTTAACTCCATCCATAAATAAATAATTCAAAAATGGTTCAATTTTTTTAGGAAAAGTATGTCCAATAACAAAATCTATAGGTGCTCCATCATTATTATAATCTTTAACTAAATCATATAAATTTTGTCGTTCAATTGGAGATAATTGTTCATTTGGATTTCAAGGATAATTATTTCTTAATCTATAAAACTTATCAATAGAATATGCCCCAGGACAAAAAAGAATAGTATATTTATCAAGATTATAAATTCCACCCCAATCATATGTGTACCAAATGTTGGGATATTTAATTTGTCGTAGATATCCGCAATCTTGATAAGTAATTAATTCCCAATTAGGATCTGCAATAAATCTATTAGCAAATCCTTCTTGAAAATCTATATAATTTGTATGTCGCATCCAATAGGAAGAATCATGATTTCCTCTTACTACGATTCAAACACCAGGAAATTTAGCTGCTTCTTTCTTAGCTTGCCCCATAACATATTCTTCATATTCAAATCCTGCATCTCCTGCGATGATAATAAAATCATCTTTAGTAGGATTTTGAATTTGATTTATAATAATCTTAATATTGCGGGGATCTCCATGAATATCTCCACATACATATATATTATTCATTTTCATCCTCGTAGTGTTTTACACTTGCTTGTCGCATCTTATCTTTCTCACGGCGCTTCTTTTGAATCTCTCGATTATCATTGGTATATTTCTTTTCACGTACAATTTTTGGATGATGAATAATTTTTTGGATACCTCCAATTTCATCTTCATTCTCATTGTCGTTATTATAATAATCTTCAACAAGATTCTTTAAATTGCGGGCCATTAGATATAATTCTCCTTTTCTAAAATAAATTTAATAATGAAAGTAATAAATTTCTTTTCCGTTCAGACTCATTTATTAACAATCTCAACGATTAGGTTTTTTAATCTCTAAGCCGCCTTAATTTTCATTGCTGTCCAATGGAGATTAATGTTGTCACTAATAAACACCTAACGACCTCAAATAACATAATATCCAATTAAAGTTTGTGCAGATAGCTTTAATTTTCGAGTGGTCAGCTCTTAGGGGTAAGGTTTAGAAACCTTAACTAGCTTTTGCATGCCCTAATATAAACCTTATTTAATAACTTATATTAAGTATTAAAAACAAAAAATTGATTACACTTATCATTTGTGCAAGCCATTGTATTTGTATTTTCAATTACTTGCATTGGACTACCACACTTAGTACAAGTAAATTTACGATGATGTGATTTTCGAGGTTTAGGAATTTTACCTCCTACACCTGTATTAACAAGAGCTTTTTGTAGTTGGTTTCCATGTAACATTAAAACCCCTTTCATATTAAATCTTTAATATAATTATATTATAAAATAAAAATATTAATATGTCAATTTTTATTTTTAGTCCAAGTTATTAATTAAATGAACATAAGTTGGAACTCCTAATTGTTTTGCGTATAAAATAGTATCTAAAGTTCCTTTACTTTTTCCGTCTCAAAAAGAAATTAATACATCGCAAAATTCAATCATATCGTGATTTCGCATGATACCGGCTTTTTTACCAAATTTTTTTCATTGAGCTAAATAAGCTACAAATTCAAGATGATTTCGTTTTGCTCAATGTTCTGCCAATGTATCTACACCATTTGCTCCACCAGATATAACACATCCAACATGTTCTGGATTAATAAATAAATCTAAATTAATATAATTAATTGAACGACTACCATTAATGCATACAATTGGTTTAGTGTTAATTTTAGGCATAATTAATCCAATCGCTCATAGGCATATCCCATATCTGTTGTATAATAAACATTCTTAATACCAAACTTACGAATTGCCGCCATACACCCAGCGCAAGGACGAGCCATACCCATTTTAGAGGGTAGACCAGGTGCAATTCGATAAATATAAATATTAACATCCTTCCAATTAATCTGATTAGAGATTGCTATTGGAATAGTTGACAATGTTGCTATCTCCGCGTGCATAGCATGGGTAAAAGGATGATCACTTTTACGAAAATGCCTATAATGATTATTATAATATTTTTGCATAGGATGTGTCTTACAAGTATTACATCCATAACTTAGAATTCTTTTCTTATAGGTAACAACACATCCAAGATGAAAATGATTAAAATTTGAAGTCTCCGCCACCTCTCGAGCCTTTTCAAACATCTTCAAATCAAATTTTGAAAAATGAGCCATGATTTAATCCTTTCATCTTCGCACTTTATATATATTATAACATAAAAGTATAGATTTTGTCAAATAATTTTTAATTGTTTAACAAAAAATTTTTAATAAAATTATTTTGACATATTTAAAATATAATGTCAAGAAAAAAGATTTGACAAGATATATATTTTTATATATAATACAATATAATGTAATTATATAAAGGGAGTATAATATGAAAATAATTATGTTAATGGGGATTCCTAGTTCTAATAATTTAGAATTAGCTTATTTTTTAAAAATAAAAAAATATCCACATGCGTTAATTTTTGATAGAGATTTTATTAGAATACAAAATAAAAATTTACCAAGTAATTCTTTGATTATTGATTTTTCTTTTATTCAATTTATTAAAAATACTTTGCAAAAAAATCCTAGTGATTGTATTATTGTAACAGCTCCTTTTGTTTTAAAAGATTCTAGAAAATGTTTTTTTGAAGCTTTTAAAGGAAGTGAATTTGTAGGAATATGAGTTGAACGTCGAAAAGAAGAATTACTTAAAAATAATCAGCTATCTATTCCGTCCTTTCAAGAAACTGAAAATACAATTGACTATTATTTAAAATATAAAGTATCGCCTACGTCAGACGAGCCATTTAAAGATATTGCTTATATTACGAGAGAATTTAATAAAGGCATGTCTAAAAAGTATCCTTATATTACAGACTTAGAAACTTTATTAACAAAACTTTAAGGAGTAAAATGTATAAAGTAATTAATGTACAAGATATTGATTTATATCCTGAAAATTATAATTGATTAGATCAAGACCAACAACTAGTTATTATTAGCTACTTAAATGGTGTTCAAGATTTAGCAAATCGTTATTATAATAATTATTTACAGGAATTGGAAAAAACTTTTGATTCAACAGAAAAGCATAAAAAAGATGTTGAAAGATATTTAAGATTATATAATCATACAGTAACCTCTTTAACAGGTTCTAAAAATGCCTATGCAACATTAAAAATTATGTGTGAGTATGATTGACCAGGACATAGCCAAAAATGGTTCCTTGCTACGAAACAAGATGCTCAAAATTACAATGAATTTCAGGAGTCTGAAGTTGAAGATAACATTGATGATATTCTAGATCGTTCTTCTTTACTAACCTATGGAGAAGTTGGCATTTAATTTAAATTAAAATGATTGACAAAAATATTTTTTAATGTTATAATATATTAAAAGAAAGAAAGATATTATGAAAGGATTTAATTATGTTTTTTGCAGAAAACAATTGGGAAAAAATTCCTTCTGCTGAAATTGAAACTTTTATAAAAACTTTTAATAATATTGCTAGGAATGCATCTGCCGCAGACCTAGCTAAAATTGAAGAATTTTTGTCATCTATTGGATATCCTATCGTCTATGGACTTCCGGGATATTATAATGAATATGTTGCTGAAACTTCTACAATAATGTATGAAGTAGAAGATTATATTTTTTCACACGATTAATAAAAGAAGGAGCAGATTTAACATGAAAGTAAATGATTTAGTTAGCTCTACTGGATATACTCATAACATTCTTTCGCATTTTATTATTACTTTATATGATGCGGAAACAGATGAGTTTATTAGTATCAAAAATCCAACTCTAGATGAATATGTAAATCTTTGTGGAAGAAAAGTTCTTGAATGGTATCCTGAAGATTTATTGGATGATACCAATAAATGTATTGTAGATATTTATGTTAAGATGAAAAAGACTGATTATGAAACCTTTAAATCGCATAGATCTTACTAATGTTACTGATATTACTGCTCCATATTTAAAAGAACATATCATTTATAGAGTGTATGGAAATAAAAGTTTTTTAAAATTGTTACTACCATTGTTTGAATATTATGAAAATAAAATTCAAACTCTTGAAAAGGAGATTACTGATGCGTAAACCTGTTAAAGCTTATGATTCAAATCATCGATCATTAATTGAAGATAGAAGCGTTGTTCGATACGAAGATGTTTTATGGATTTACCATGGAGCTTGGGTAGACACTAAGACTGGTAAAATTAAAATGCTTATTTCTTCTCGTCGCAATGGTAAAATGCGATTAGTTCATGATAGGGATAAATATAAAGTTTTACTTGAATTTACTGTTGACGAGTAAATTAAGAAAGGAATTAAAAATGGCAGTTTTTAAACCATTTTTGCATGTAGAACGCCTTGATGAAACAAAGATTGATGTTTCTGCTTTTCTTAATGGTACCGTTTATTGTTTTTCTAAACTTGATGGAACTAACGCGGTAGCATGGGCAGATGAAGGTGGTAATATTCATTGCGGTAGCCGCAAACGTGAAGTGACTATCGATCATGATAATGCTGATTTTATGCTTTTCTTTACAACTGATAGTTCCACTGAAAAACTTCGAGATTTTCTTATTCAGAATCCTAATCTCATTATTTATGGCGAATGGCTAAATGGTTGGAGCGGCCGCAAGCAAGCTGGGACTATTAAACAGTATCTTGATCCTGGCTTTTGGATTATTGGCGTTTTTGATATTGATGCAGGTAATTATCTTTATTATGATACTTATGCTAACCTTCTTGATGGTATTTATGATAAGATTGATCGTCCTATTGAAGTTTTTGATCATCCTGCTAAGGAGCAGATCGTTAGTCTTTTAAAGGATAATCATTTCAATCTACCTGATGATACTGATGGTGAAGGTGTTGTTTGTTGGAATTATGATTTCCGTGATAACTGGGGTCATTTTCAAGTTAGCAAGATTGTAGCCAAGGAGTATCTTGAACGTAAAGGCACTCCCCGCAAGGAAAAGCAGATTCAAATTCGTGAAGGTCTTGAACAGGATATCGTAGAAGCTTTTGTGACTTCTGCTGATTGCGAGAAATGCAAGCAGAAGATTATGATTATGGAAAATCTTGACGAGTGGCAGTCTACTGGTAAATATATTGGTATGTTCCTCAACATGCTTTATACCGATCTTATTCAGGAAGAAATGCTTTCTATTGTTCGTCGTTTTAAAAATCCAGTAATTGATTTTGAGGTTTTAAAAAATGCTTGTTTTATTAAGGGGCGTCAATATCTTGGTTTAATTTAAGGAGAATTAGTTTGGTAGATATTATCCAAGAGTTGGAGAATTTAAAAAGTTATGTTGCAGGACTTGCAAGAACTGATATAATTTACACTTCTCTTCCACCACAGCATATGTTTTCAACAGGAGCTACTGTAGAATCAGTAATTTCAGAAATTAATCTTATTGAAGAAAAGATTAAACAAGAAAAAGATAAATCTATTAATTGTGCAGCTTTAATCGCTTATATAAAATCATATGTCTCTGCGGGAGGGCCTTGTACAGAAAAATTTATTAACGGTTTATATCATTATATAAATATTATAAACACAGAAATTATGATATTAAAGCCTTCTACTTTTTCAGCTAAATTAAGTAGAGTATTAAATAAAATGCATTTAGTAAAATAAATATTATTGACATATGACTATATTATATGATATAATATAATTAAAGAAAAAGAAAGGGGATTAAAAATGGAACTCAAACATAATCAATATTACATTGATAATATTTTTCATATTGTTATTATTTTTGAAGAAGAAAAAGATGATATGTTTTGGTTCTATTGCCCCGAGGATAATTGTCAAGTTGCTTATCACGCTTATGAACTAATTAATATAGCAGAATACTAAGGAGAGATAAATGTATTTGATTTATGGTAAAAGAACAGGTCTATTAGATAAGCATAAGCAACCTACTTTTGATAAAACTTTTCGAGCTTTAGATTCTGCTGGTCGTCGAGTAACCACATTAACTAATGCTATGTGCTATGCTACAAAAGAAGATGCTCAATATATTTTGGATAAACCCGCCACTAAAAAGCTTATTGATGCAGGACTAGTAGTTTTTGAAATTCGCAAGGCTAAGTAATGACTTCTTCTCATGAAGATGAAGTTATCTTAAAAATGACTTGTTCTACTTGTGATAATATTGATTGTACTAAAGGTTATAAATATGCTCCAATAGATAGTTTAGTTGGATGCACTCGATGAG